TACCATTATTAGCATTGACGTGAACACCAGTAGCATTAACTACGGTACCAGTACCTTGAGTAACAAAAACACCAGTAGAATTAGCAGTTATACCATTATTAGCATTGACGTGAACACCAGTAGAATTAGCAGTTATACCGTTATTAGCTAATACTGATAGAGTACCTGTAGATGTAATAGGTCCTCCAGTTAAACCATTTCCGGAACTAACTGATGTTACAGCAGTTTTATATGTTTGATCACCACTAAGAAAATTAATTGAATTAGCAGTACCAGAACCAAGTCTAGCTGTAGGGACTGTGCCTGTTGCTAAATTTGTAGCATTTGTATAAAATGATGCTGGTTGACCATTAAAATTGTTAGAATTATTAGCCGTTAATGTTCCAATATAAGTTGAATTGACATGAACACCAGTAGCATTAACTACGGTACCGGTACCTTGAGTAACAAAAACACCAGTAGAGTTAGCAGTTATACCATTGTTTGCTAGAACTGATAAAGTACCGGTAGATGTAATAGGACCTCCGGTTAAACCATTCCCGGAACTAACGGATGTCACACCACCCGCTGCTGTCGACCAATAAACGCCAGCCCCGTTACTTGTTAAAACTTGTCCACTTGAGCCTAAAGAACCATTGGCGTGAATACCTGATAATAATGAAAGAGATCCCTCCACTCTAAGTTTGTGGGCTGGAGCAGAATTTCCAACGCCTAAATTACCATTGGACACAAAATAAGAGGCTGTTCCAACAGTAAATGTATTAGTGGATGAAGCATTGGCAAATGCAGCAGAATTTGAACTTATCGTAGCAATATAAGTTGAATTGATATGAACACCAGTGGCATTAACTACAGTACCAGTACCTTGAGTAACAAAAACACCAGTAGAATTGGCAGTTATACCATTATTAGCATTGACAAATAAACCAGTGCTATTTGATACTAAACCGTTATTAGCATTGACAAATAAACCAGTGCTATTTGATACTAAACCGTTATTAGCATCAACGTGAACACCAGTAGCATTAACTACGGTACCAGTACCTTGAGTAACAAAAACACCAGATGTATTAACAGTTAAACCGTTATTAGCATTGACAAATAAACCACCATTATTGGATATTAAACCATTATTTGCCAATATACCCCAATACATTGAGGTACCATTGGAATATAATATTTGTCCATTGGTCCCGAACCCGTTATTTGCTATTATTACAGCAGAATTAAATATTAAATTTCCACTAAGAGTGACGGCATTAGCGATACTTAAATCTCCATTAATTGGAGAAGCAGAAAATAAAATATTTGCGCCAGTTATTATCAAATTAGAAGAAGTAACAATAGTTGTATTACCACCTATGGATATATTACCTGAGGGTAATATATCCACCGATGTACCTATAAATCTTAGATTGGAAGTGGTAGAATTTGCGGTTATAGTTATTATATTTGCCGAACCGTTAGTAAACGCTACATTTGCTTGTATCTTTAATACACCATTTGATGATACATTTCCACCGATAAGTGTATTTGAAACATACAGGAAATCAGAACCAAAATGACCATTAACAAAGCTGTTACCTGTCGTAATAGATCCACCATTTGATGAATCCGCAGTAACAGTATTTTGAGTCATCAAATTGGCAAGTCTATTTGTAGTAGACAGCCATGCACTAAATGTTTGAGTATTTGATACCGTAGATACAGTAATAGCCATTTATCGTTGTCCTATTAACTGCCTGAGAAGCCCTTTGATTTCTTTCATGTTGTCTTTGAGCTCCTCGTGCTCTTCTATTAATTTATTGAGAGTCATCTCTCTTCTTTTCTTTTCTTTATATGCTAATAAAGCTTTATTATCTGTATTTAATATAGCCGAAGATCTAGTATCTCTCACCAGATCTTCATGGTCTTTTACTTTAAGATAATTCATTTTTATTAAGTCTGTAAGGCAATTGCACGCATATCCGATATTCTTGGAACTATATGTGATCCTTCCTCGGATGTCATAACTATCTTTATCGCAAAAGTCTTATAACTATGAAAATGAGCACCAGTGCTTGAATAATATGATACAACATTACTTTCATATCTATCTTTGAAGGCTGTTCTTGGAATGTAGTACAGAGTACCTGTATTTGCGGATGATGCCGGAGTTATAGTCACTTCAGTTTGTGTTCCTGCAGTTGCTAGTTTAACAGCTGTTGTATTTGCCGTAAGAATACTATAGAATCCATTTGATATTGATGCAACTTGACCGATATAATACACTAAAGTCCCAATAGGAAGAGGATCCGTGTTAGATACGGTGATCACATTTGCCGATATATTGGTATTTGCAAATGTACCATATATTTGATAATCAGCCATTGCTGTATTTGATGCAGCATTAACTGAATACTTGGTTGGCATGTCATACAGGAATTCTTTAAAATCATTTCTATCAATTCTGCTGGACACTACCGATGATGCGGTATTTTGATTCATCAATGTCCAGTATTTTGAATCAATAGACTCAGAATCTTCAGCATGCAATAATTTTACGTAAACAGAAACATTAGTATTTGAAGGTTTATATGCTGATAGATATACTTGTAAATCTTCAGCATCTTGTCCTTCTGCAAGAACTACTCTCTTTGAGACATATTTTGCTTTTGCTGAACCATTACTTGGATCGGTTTCATCACTGATATTATTTGCTGAATTAATAACATTTTTAATGGCTAGTATATCAGATTTAATGTCGTCAATGAATGGAGATACTTTAGACGAAGTAGCGACAAAAGGTATCGCAACTTCCATACTCTTTCCAAAACTACCTTGAAGCTCATTAGATCGAGATCTTACTACTCTTTCTTTATCTGTATAGAAAGTTTCTATATCACTATTCATTTGTGTATATGAACTATCTAGTGAAGAACCAGAAATTCCTTTCATTTTAATTGAAATTGCTGTGCCGATAGGTGAAGCATACGAGAACTGAGGTATTACGGTTGAATATATTTTACTATCGACTGATACTAGATTTGCTTTGGCTTTAGACTCTTCACCTATCAATATACCATTTGCAGTAGCAGTTACAACATTTGTAAACCCTACAGTCGAATTTGCAGTACTTCTTTCAAGGAACATAACTCCATAATCACTTGAAATTCTTGATGCATAAGCATAGAGTTCACCATTCGCCTTTAGATTACCAATTGATGCATTTGCGTCATCAAAAGTTAAAGCAGAATTTAAAGTAACATGAGATGAATTTGGTATATTCGTTATATATCGTACTTCGGTTGTAGTACCTGTATTTGATGATATATATATGTAATTACCATTTGCAAACAATGTTTGTGCATTTGAAGTTGCGTTAGCGATTACGGATATGGTATTTGATGATGTATTAACACTAACATTTGCAGGTACTACAACAACTGCATTAGATACATAAATTTTTTCGCCTGCTATAAAATTACCTGCAAAATTATTTGCTGTTAAATATTCAGTATTTGAATTCTTATAAACAGCTGTACCAGATGTAGCGGTGAAATTTTTTCTATGTAGTACAAACTTTATATCTTCTTTCTGGAAAGGCGTCCATACTCTATTTGTTGAGGATGTGAACAACACACCAGTAGAATTATTTGTGTAAATTGGTGCACCCGTGGTAATATCAACACCGCCGACTTCACCAATCCAAATTGTATAACCGTCATTTGAACCAACCGGCATAACTACAAAACAATATTCAACATTTGATTTCAAGAATAAAGGGGAATCAAATTCAAATGATGTTGCAGTTGATGCATCACTACTTACATTAACCTGTGCGGCGGTTAATGTCTTTCTACCAAATGGCACAATATTTAGAGTCGGTTGTCCATTTTCAACCTCTCTAATCTGAACTTCTACTCCAAGTGTAGGATGTTTTGTTCTAAAATAGAGATCAAGTTTTTTGAGAAATATACCAGGAACATTTTCATCTGGTTCATTTATTAGAAAAGTCTGTGCTATTGGGTCCACTAATTGAGTGGTAGTTGTTGAACTTAACACGCGTGTTGAAGTTATGGTTCTATTAACCGCATTTACAGTATTAATTGCAACTTGAGGTATTCTGGTATTTATAGAATGTCTTGCTTTTGTAATTGTTATATTACTTGCGGCGTATATTGCTGCAGCTTGTGTAGTTACAGATTCAGCTGCAACTACAAGATTATCAACATCGCACAGTCTAAATACTCTCTCTCCAACTTTAAACGTTTCAGATGGAATATCAAAATATCCATAGACAATACCATTTGAATTGCTTACAAGAGCAGAACCTTTGGCTCCACTAGGAGAAAAGGTATTATCAGTTGGAATGCAATGTTGAGAAACAGCTATTCCATCAAAATATGGATATACACGTGTATTTGGTTTTAAATTTGTAGCAGTAAATTTTACTCTTCTTGGTCTGATAAACTGCTGAATTGATACATCCTGTACCAATTCACCAAAATCAAACGTATTAGTTATATTTGATGCACTAAAATCAATATCAGATCTTTGAGTGATGGTAGATGTTACAGCTACAAGATCTCTGGTAATCGTTCTACGAAAAGGACCTCCTCTTTCGTTTACACGAGTTGAAGAAGTTGAAATTCGTTCCTCTGTTGCTGTGCCTGAACTTATTATTCTTTCTTGCCCAACAATGCTAGGCAAAGCATTCACAAGATCAGTAAGACCAGATAGATCAATATTACCAACTACATCAGGATTTATATCGATATCTGGCTGAATATCTCCCTCAGGTGAGAGTAAAATATTACCGTTCCATACGTATATGACATTTTCTACACAATTTCTTACTTTTGATGCAAAAGGTTGCTCAATATAAGGGACTGTATTACCTGTAAGTAATACTAGATTTCCATCTTTTTGAATATTTGTGCTTGCGGATAGATCAAGATCTAAATCAACATATGTTCTATCAATTGTTGGAAGAAGTTCTTGAAGTTTTATATCTATTGCCGCTTTAAATTCTGGATTTCTTGTATCTGATACCGTAAATCCTTTGAATGAATCAACGATAAATCCATTTTTAAATCTTTCAGCTCCTACATCATCCTTAACTATCAAAGTTTTAGCTGAAGTTTCAAGCAACGATAGAGATGTATAATATTCAAGTCTTGCAAGTTTTTTATCTATTACACCGATATCTCTCATTGTATATCTTCTATTTTGAAGAAGATCAACTGAAACACCATATTCGGGGCGCTGATAGATTTTTACATCTGATTGAGAAAGTGAAGGATAAGGAGGAATTGTAAGTATTCCGAGAGTCATAGTACCTTCAAGATCTCTCGGTGAGACAGGAACAGTAGAAGGTGCACCTTCTACTACATTTATTTTTCCCTCAGTTGAAAGAGCAACTTTATCTTTTCTGCCTAGGTAATAAGAGAAAGCTGTATTGAAATTTTGATCGGGAGATGGTGCATATGCACCATCTGGATCAATGAATAAGGTAGTATTTATTGAAGGATTTGTTGTTGCGTTTGCTATGGTTGTAGCACTGTTTGCAGTATTATTTGAATACGGTCTAAAATCTATGGAATCTCTAAGATCGTATGAAATGCCTGTATCAGAAATATAAACAGGTATTTCTTGTGTGGTAATGGCACTTGTATTTGATGTATTTGCATCATCTATAGGATATGATGAGACTGAGAAATATCCGATGCCACTAGAATAATCCGGTGTAAAATGATCAAGTTCAATAAGAAGTCTGTCATTTGCACCTACTGTATGATTGCTACCTGGTTTTATTGATAGATAGGCAAGACCATATTGACTGCCTCTCTGACCGCTATCTAGACTAAAGAATCTAGATAGTTCTGGATTTGTATTTGCGTATGTTGTTCCTTGATAAACAGCTCTAATCTTTGTAACATCAGCCAAACCAAGACACCATGGTCCCTGATTTAAAGAAGGATGTGTATTTGCTTCTATTTTTACAAAACGATTTTTGTTTATAACTTTATTTGCTTCAACCGCTTGATTTCTGAATACATCATAGTAAATTGAGGCAACAAACGTAGAAGCTAAAGTCACACCTAGACTAAGTGTAGCAGAAGAACCATCGGATGCTACAACCACATTAGCTGAGTCTTCTCTATTAAATGGAATAGGTACTCCAGCTGGAAATCTTCTTGCAATATTAAATGCGGTATTTGTTTGACTGAAATTTGAGTTAGCAACCAAATGAATGGTATTGGTGATAGATACAACTCTTCTCACATCAAAGACGGAAGAATTACCTACAGCAATATAATCACCTACAGCAAAGTTTGAAGTAAATGAAACAGAACCGGTCACATTTGGAGATGCTGTATTAACACTAACCGTTACGCCAGATACATTTACTGAATTGGCTGCTGTATTTGCAATTACAATAAATTTAAGTTCGTTTGCTTCTGACAATGAACCAGTCAAGGCAATTGTATCGCTACCACCAGGATGAGAAGTAGGTGGTGTTAATGTAGCAGTACCATTTGCTTGAAATGTTCTTGTAGTTTTAGTCTTGTAAAAGAATGAAGTTGATGTTGTATTAATTGTTTGAACTGAATCTCTACCAAGTGAGAATATAATATCTGGATTTGCAGTTTCTCTAAGAACCGCTTCTCCACTGGAAAGAACTGCATCAGCATATCCGACAATTGTAGCGCTATCTGAAGCGTAAAATGAACGAACATCCGCAAAACTATAACCACCAGAAGTTATATTAACATCTGATAGATAAAGTTTATATTGACAATCTGGAGTACCAGGTATACCGGAAAAGTGCTCAATACTTCTTACTTTTGCAACACCTATTTTTGTAGTCGGTGTAGCTGTATTACTTGAATAATCTCCAAGAGTCAATTTTGTAGCAGCAGTTGCATATAGATCAACATCATCCAAAACTTTAATATCAAATACACCAGCCAATTCATTTACATACGTGTAATTACCGTAGTTGGCTGTAATAATCTGATTTGGAAAGTATGCTGTATCAGTACCTTTTCTTATTGTTGTCTTATTTGTATCAATATATTCTACTCTATAACCTTCAACGTAACCAAGACCTCTACTTGTTTCCAACACCAAATTATTTGGATTTGTTGTATTTGATGAGACGCTCAATTCAAAAGGATTTACGATATAATTACCTGATTCATCAAATGTTCTTTTTGCCATTTCGGCACCCAATCTAGCATATTGAGGATCCGTAAATTTGATTACAGGTCTTCCATCATTAAAATCTACTAGAGAGAAAAATGCTGTTGTATTTGCTGTGGTAGTATTAACTGTGTCTACTGCTCTTACAACTAGATTTGCAGTTAATTTTAATCTATTTGCACCCGGAGCATTAAAATTTGTAGATCCTAATGCATTATCAAAGAGGGTACTATCTATATCGGCAGTAATGATATTTTCAGATGTATAAAACCCGACTGATACATCTTGAGGAGTACTGTTATATTTTGAAACAATTATAGTTTGAGGATCTATTCTTATAAAGAAACCTTTATTAAAAATAGTACCTTCAGAAATTGAAACAGCATAACCATTTCCTACTGGATTATAATTGGAATTTGCAATAGCTAGAGTCGCTATAGTAACATCATCAGTTGTTCTGATAGTTATGGATTCATCGGGATCAAAAGTTTTTTGTTGTGTTCCATTTGCATAAGTGGTAGAATTTAAATATTTTATGTATAAGGTATTTAAATTCGGATCATTGGATTCAAGACCTAAAATAGAATTTACAACAATGGCTTGAAGATTAGATACAGATACAACCTTATTTCCGACATAATCATTTACATTTATTACTGAACCATTTGTAGTTGTATCAGTTATTTTAATATATGCATAATTACTGTCAAAATTTAAAGTGCATCCTTCAACGACTGATCCATCTTTAAATATGTGCTTACCAAATTTTTCAACTTGATCTTGCAAAATAGTTTGAAGCTGTGTAAGTTCTCTTGCTTGAACCGCAACAGCAGGTTTAAACAACACTCTATGATAGTTGTTGTTTGCATCATAATCATCAAAATAAGGTGCGGCGTTGAAGTTTGTCTCTAAAGGCATCTACAATATTACCCTCTTAAAACTTTATTACTAATCTGATTTCTTCAGTACTATTTATAGACCTATTAATAACTGTATTTGAAGATTCTGAATATATCACTCTACCAGATTCTCTTACAATATCTGGATTGGTGACAGAACTTACAATTCCAGTCGCACCAGAATTCTGACCCTCAATCGAATTATTCCCCACTGTAAACTTGGATGCTCTAGATACGTCGGAAAGTATTAAAACTCTATAGATACTTTGAATTGTAGCATTAGCTCCAAGCCCTGTAACAACTTGATTATTTACAGAAAATAAAGTTGTATTAGAAATACCAGTCAATCTTAAATATGTAGAATTTGCAAATACAACCTTTGCATTAGCTGATGTATTAGAATTAGTTAATGTATCACCTATTGAGAATGTACCGTTTACAGAAGTTACACCTAGATCCAAATCATTATTTATTGCTATAATTCTACCAGAAGCATTCGTTCCTTGTTGAATTACATATTCAGAATTTGTAAATGCTGCTGTATTAGATGATAGAGAAATTCTAGAGGTTTGATTAAATCTATCTCCAAATGTTGTGGTAAGATTTTTAAACCCATCTGAACTGGTTATAGAATTAATTGTAGCATATGCATTTGATGTTTGACCATAAACTATTTGTCCATTTACAAATCTACCCTGAACATTAGCCAGATATACAGTAGTATTTGATGCAGTATTTACAACCAATCCTGAAGCACCTGTATTTGGTTGAACCAATACTTCACCCGAGGAAAATCTAACAACAGTAACAGAAGATACATTTGCCGTTGAACCAGAACTATAACCATACAAGGTATTTGATTGAACAAAAGTGCCTCTAACATCTCTAAGATTTAAAATGGTGGAATTTCCAGAAACCACAATTCCGGTCGCATTGCTAGTATTTTGAGTTACAACCTCGTCTATTTGCCAAGTACCAACTTGATTTGTAAGTGATAATCTTACTCTATTATAGCTTGTTGTCGAGATTGTAAGATTTGCAAACTTTGGATCTTTAATTATTCCGACTTTTCTAAAAGATGCTGATGAAGGATAATACCAGTTTTCGTTCTGTAATTGATCAAATTTAACATCGATTGATGCATATCTGGATCCAAGCTCAGTATAAGGATCAGAACCATGACCTTTGAGCGGAGATATAACAGCTGCAGCTGTAGCACCAGATCCATAAAGAGTATTTGCATATATTGAAACGTTTGCCTTTGTATAATTTGAACCCGGATTTATCATTTTAATTTTAAAAATGCTATTTGCGGTACCTAAAGCCGTATTTACGGTTGCTACTGCAATTGCACCATTCCCATCACCCTGAATACTTACTGTTGGTCCTATTTCGTATTCAATAGAATTATCGGTTAGATTTACAACAGAAACTAAATTTGCAATTCCTGTATTTGCGCCAGCCGATGTACTAAAATCTACTAATTGACCAATTACAAATGATCCTTGAGAATTTTTTAAAGTTACATTTGGTCTAGATTCAACAGATGAAATATCTGCGGTTAAATTAGAAGACTCACCTTTTATTCTTTGTCCTGTATACCAGGTTCCCTGTATTCCAGATAAAAATACAGTTGTTGTATTTGCATATGCAATGGTACCATTTGCATTTAATGAAGCGTTTGATGAATTTACAAAGCTAGCTTTTTCACCAATTATAAACAGAGCTTCATTTACGGAAGTATTCGATATCAAAAGTCTTAAAGAATTTAAATTTGTATTTGATATGGTACCATTGGCTTCAGCTACAGATATACTTGTAGGAATTAATGCAATAGATACTTTAAAACAATTTGCACTAGAAAATGTATTTAAGAAAGGTCTATCGACAATAATTACTGTTGAATTTACAGATTCTATTCTTCTGATATTTGTGTTGGAATTTTGACCAACTCTTATAAAATTACCGTTTGAATAATCAGTTGTAAATGTAGCAGCTGCAGCTGTATTAGTTCCATATAAACTTGACGGTAGAATTCTAGCTGTTGCCGTTGTTCCCTGGAATGAATGACCTGTTTCTGAAGCACCTTTAGTGAGAGTTATTCTATTACCAGCAGCTGTATTAGACGAATTAGATAAAGCTATTACAGTACTATTTGCAAATTGAATATAGTAAACAGTGTTTGCAATCAAACCACCCACAGCTGTATTACCAGTGCTTACAGAATATCTTATAGTATCTCCAGTCACAAATACATTTGATGTTGCTAAAGCTATTACGTTATTAGAACCTTCCCCCGTACCAGCCGTTACATCGGTATTTGCATTAAACGTTTGCGCTGCAGGCGCAGATATAGTTACAGTAGGTTCAGTTGCATATGAATTACCAGTATTGGATATATTAATTACAGATATTTTACCGGTGGAATTTGCTTGAGCATTTGCAACACCGCCTGAACCTGAATTAGATGTTATTGTTACAGTAGCATTGCCCGTATAACCAGTACCCGAATTTACTACTATACCCAAAGAAAGCACAGATAGATTTGATGTATTAATTTTATCGGTTGTTAATATACCAGAATCGGAGAGATCTCTTATTGCATAGTTTGATGAAAATGTTTGACTTTTATCAAATTTAGATACTCTAAGTGCAGATGAATTGGCGGATAGAACTGTAGCGCCTACACCTGTATCACTTTGAACAACGTTTGCGCCTGTATTGAAATAACCAACACTGACTGTATAATTTAGAGTATCTATAATTTGTTTAACAATCTCTCCGACACCACCACCTGTGATAAAAGCGTTGTTTGAAAAATCAAGTCGAATATACGTATCGATTGGGGTCGATATTGTTATATGTTTTGTTGTACCATCATAAGATGCTATTTCTCTAACTTGACCTGCACCAAAACCTGATTTTAGATATATTGATGATTTTGCGTAATAGTTATCAAGAGAAGAAGATGTATTAGGAAGTTTTATAGAAATAGTATCAATTACCGAATCAATAAATCCTGTTTCATATACATTATAACCTGTGCCTGTATTTGATAATCTTATTACATCTATAGTTCCAGGTGCAGCATTACCTTGAACTTGAGTATTACTAATTACTGGAATAAAATTAGTAGTTGTAAACTTAGTATTTGAAGATGCATCGATGGTATACATATATTTCCATATATAACCATCACCAGTTTCAAATGTACCAGATGTAATTTGTAAAGTAGGCTTTACGGTAGATGCTGTGTTCCCATTATTATCGATACATTTATATACGTTGTACTGATCGATAACTCCTGATGTAACTACATAAAAATTCTTTGAATAAAGATTTGCATCGGCTTGATCGTATTTAGCATAAACTGTATTTGCTATCCAATTATACCTTGCCGTAACATGATTAACATCTGTAGCAGTTATTCTTTTGCCATAAAGTAGATCATCAAATATATCAAGTTCTACTTGAGAAACAGAATTATTAACTGCCAATACAGCTGAGTCATCTGGTAAACCACTACTATTAGACCATGGTTGTGGTCTAGAAACATATACATAGTATACAGAATTTGATGACTCTATAGAATCAATGAAAGCATTTGCTTCATCGACATAATGATTGATGGTTAATAATGATGTCATCTATCTTACCGTTATTGTTGTGTTATTGAAGATTCTGATATTGTGTCTTGTTCATCAACTATATAATCATTCAATCTGAATGCGCCAAACAGGGCAATACCGGATGGATGAACTAAGTCTCTCACAAGCGATTCATATGATTCTAACATTCTTTGAGCAATAATCTGATATGAGTAATCCTGATAAAAGAATCCATCTTGTAATTTAATTACATCGCTTGAAAAACTTTTCCTATTTAACCATCTTCCTTGTCCTCTACCAGATCGATATACTATTGATGTACCAGATATTAAATTATCATTTATCAAATTCGTTAGAGTGACGGAATCTGAATCCAAATATCCATATCCAGAATTAATTACCTCGACTGCAGCAACGGCACCGTTACCACCTACGATAGTTGAACCTATGATAGCATTATTACCTTTTTGAGTTAGATTAGAATCCAAAATAGATAGAGCGGCAATATCTGGTTCAATGACTGTTATATGTGGTGATGTTAAATATCCTGATCCGGGATTGACTTGGGAAAGACTTTGAATTGTTCCTACTTCAGCTGTAGTTAAAGGTAAAGATTCATCAATAATTGAATCCAAATTATCCAGTAAAGATATTGAACTTGCAAATTGCCAATCTGTAAGTCTTTGCACGGTACCTATTGTAGCAGTAGCAGCAGTATTAGAATCAGTCAATGTTTTTGTTGATACAAAGTACCCATTAACCGATGATAAAAGAATAGAAGTTGAATTACTTGATACTACCAAAGCAGTTGCATTTACAGTCTGTTTTTCAGGTCTATGAATTAATGAAATTACAGATGAAGAAGTATTGCTAATAAGGATAGTCCCTGATACCAAATTTGCATTTGTTATATCGGTATCCGAACCAGTGCAATATATCAATGTTTTATCTGATCTGTAAACGTAAAGACCAGAAATACCTAATGAAGAATTAGAAAAAGATTCTCCATTAGATACTTGATTTGATGAAACAAGAATGCATTCCAAAAAAATTGCATTTGCTGTACTTGTTACTGTATCATTTGCTGTAAATGTCCCAGATACTGATGATACTCCTAATCTAAAACTATTATCTGTATAATCCAATTGTAAATTTAAATAAGGTTCTATTATATTTGTATTATATGTTATTAATTCTTTATTAGTAATTGATCCAACTCGAAATGAACCTCCACTACCTGTACCACCTGTTATTCTTGTTATAACAGCATTACCAGATGGACCAGATATCATATTACCTGTTGTAAATATCAAATTATTACTAAAATTAATAAGTTTAACAAGCGAATTATTTGCAAATACTACTGTGCCATTAGCATTAGTTGTCGTATCAGATATAGATTGTCCTATTAAAATATTACCGTTAAGATTGTCTATACCTATATTAATAGAAGTTTTTACAGTAACTATTGCATTTAAGGTATAACCACTTCCACCATTTAATATGGAAAAAGATAGACCACCATTAAAATTATTTGTAATCGAAGTTACCCTAGCTTTTCCTTCAATTCCAGATCCAACTACATCTAATATATCTCCGACTGAATAATTTTGACCGCCGGTTGAAATTGCTATTGCTGTTAAGGATCCAGTTACGATTGGGGCATTTGTAGAGGTGATATAAGTTCCATTTGATTGGAATATTCTATCACCTCTTCTAAATACACCTCTAATAGCTGAAAGTTCTAATATATTAACTGTTTTACCGTTTACAATTTTGGAACTAACAGATTCAACTATAGCCGTTGCAGTATTTCCGGGTGTCTGGATCTTAGATCCAGCAATTTTAGGTAAATTATCATTCGATGTTACCTCTATATAACGAGGAACTTTCCAAATATTATCAGAAGGTTTAAATATATACTCGCTTGGAATATATAGATCTATATCTTCTCCATATATTAATCTAAAAAGTAATTCTACGGCTCTTTTTGATCCTTTAGCTCGATAAAGATCTTGGATGTGTTTTAACATTAATCTCTTATCAACGACCGTTTCTTCAGGTATTGAAAGTAGATATTGATTTTTAAAATCAGTTAAAAACTGATCTTTTGTTTTATCAATATCACTATAATTTAATAGAGATCTAGAATGATTTATAGCATTATTTGTTTGTTCAAGCCATTCATAATATGCCTTGACAAATGCTATAAAATTAGGACCTTGTTCCTTATAAAAAGAAGGAAACTGTTGTGCTATAAAAGGTGATATGTATTTTTCTATATCATTCATAGATATCAAACCTGATTAACAGTTATTACTATATTTCCAGGATCAATTATTATAACGTCATTATTTTTAGATGATACGTCTTCAAATGTGGGTCTAGCAAAAAAATCTATACCTTCCTTTCCTTCAAACGATGAAATTATTATTGCATTTAGAGAAAGAGATCCGTTTTCATAATCTACTGTTCCAGCAGGAGTATAGGTAACTGTAGCCGGTGATGTGATATCTTTCAAATATACTATCTGAGAAGAATTTGTTATTACTGCTTTATTTCCAATTTGTTGAACTGTAAATGTATTATTATTTGGATTATAGTCCGTATACTGATATTTTCTACCACCAGATATAAAATCACTAGAAGTTACAGTACCTGGAATTATAGAATTTTGATATGTAATGGTTGGAAATGTTCTTGTAAATATAGGACTTCTAAATAATTTTCTAAGAATTAACTGGGTATCGTTACTTGAAATTGAACTATCGCTCGAGTCGACTGCGCTTTCAAATCTTGATGTCTTAAATTCTGTATTAAAATTTGTAAGCTGATTAATACTATATGAATTTATAGTATTCTTTACTTTTGCTTCAATATCTGCAGCCGATAAAGTAGTATTTCCTGATTTAAATTTAACTTCACATTCTACACCTACATAAAGATAATCAGGATCTACCACTACCGGTGTTATTCCTATGGTTGTTTTATCCTTTAAGAATGTTTGTATTTCATCCTTTTCTGCATCAGATGTAAGCTCTCCAGTAAATGTTATAGGTGCAATTAACACCTGACCAAATGCAGGTATACCTGTCTTTTGCTCGCCACCATATACATAAACATTTTTTATGTATTGAAACTGTTGAGTTACTAATGTAGAGAAATCATTTGTGGTGATTGCTCTTTCTTGTGTTTGATAATATCTTGGTGCTCTATATCTGATTTCGTCAAGAGTTTCAGCAGGTCCACCCCCAAATCCAACTGATACAACATTTATGGTAGGTATTATTGCCGAACCATGACCGTTTAATGCTCCTAAATTATCATTTAAAACAAATCTAGTAGTTTCATTACCATCAGCACCGGCAGTATTTCTATATTGACAAGTTATTAATGATCCATCTTTTGGTCTTCTACCAATGACTCCATCACCGAAAACCACTTCATATTTTGTATCTTCTGTTGCTTGAACAAAGAATATTGCACTATTTGAATTCAGATTATAAAGAGTAGTAGATTTTGAAAACACTGTATTTGTTTGACCATTATCTTCAATGACTGTAACTCTGATCGAATCAGTATCGATAGAATCGTTGGTCATTATAAAACGTTGACCTTCGATTGCATAATTTACAACAAAGGTATCAGTCACCAAACTACCTTCATAGATAGTCACGTTATTGGCTGTAAAAAATCCATTTGAAGGATAAAGAACGAGGGATTCATCAGTCAAAAACTGATACGAACCCCTTGAATTTTTACCTGTAAACCTAGTATTTTCTGGTATACTGAATGAAGCCAAGTTGGATTGAGCAAACTTTAGATTAACAATTGCTTTTGAAGATTTAGTGGATCTAGGAGTATAATTCAAAGATTTTGCGATTGATATTACCGAATTTCTCAATTGCGCAGAATCAAGAAACATCTCACTAGCAACCATGTTCAGATAAAAAGCATTTAGATGAGAATTATATGTCAATATATCTAGAAGAACAGACATGTTTGAGCCATCAAAGTCATAATCTGAAAACTTTGATTGACCTTTTAGATATGTCTTTAATTGATCTTTTAAATTATCAAAATCTAGATTTACTAGACTTATAGAATTATTTGCCATTAACGGACTCTTTTTAGAATGAGATCTAGATTCTGCAATTGTCTACTATTTATTATAGAATATACAATGTTAATTGTTATAGTATTATAATCTGCGGATTCCAACACTTCGACATTTACCAATTGAACTCTAGGTTCGCTAAACGTAATAGTTTGAGTAATAGAATTTACAATATCATCTTCCAAAAGTTCGTCATACGGATTGAATAATGATCTATAGACACTTGATCCTATATTCGGTTGAAATGGTCTTTCACCATAATTTGTCAATATTAAATTTTTAAGAGATTGTTTTATAGATTGTTCGTTCTTTAATCTAACAAGATCACTAGTCATTGGATGTGATGTTAGATCATTTAGAAAATCGGAAAAAAGATCCGGTATTTTTTCTAATTGTGTAAACCTATCTGCTCTAGTTGACATTTTTTATCCTGAAAATACGTTTGGTGAACCTTCGATTGATACGTGGTTTCCGCTATCTCTATCTGTTACTCTGCAGATTTGTCGACCATTGGCATATACGGTTGATGAACCAGTGACCATAATATGATTATCTGATACTCTTGAATTAAGAATGACCACTAATCTTCCATTAACAAATACTGATGAGGCATCAGATCCCATAGTTGCAAGATTATTCATTTTATCTCCTAATCTAGAAACAGCTAGAGACATATTTCTTCCTAATCATTAAGTCTAACTTGAGAACCATTGATAATTACATTACCAGATGCATCGAGCGTAATTGTAGATCCAGCCTTCATTTCAACCTCGGCTTGACCATCAATCAAGATTTTTGCAGTGCCTTTTACGGTAACAGCACCAGCAGAATCAACAGTTACGTTACCGCTACCCGTTGTTATTGTTACAGATTCAGCAGCATTTACTGTAAAATTCTTACAAGTGATTCTATAATCTCCGCTGACCTGCATATCAACTGCTCCAGACACAGTTGCAGACCAATCACCTTGAAGATTATCTTGTCTATTTCCACCTACAGATGTTATTTTATCATTGATAATAGCTGTTCTATAGTCATTTTTTACTGTGCAAACAAAATTCTCACCAATTCTTTCATATTTATCCTTAATGGTGTGAACACTTCTGTTGCCACCAACCCCATCAATCAAATCTTCACCGATACCAATTCTTTTGGTTTTAGCAATGGTTTCATATGAATGTCCATCGATATTTAAATTTTGATTACCACCAACTTTAATATCAATGTGTCCATCGACAGTTTGTGTCAATGAACCAATAATATAACTATAGCATTTTTCAGTTATAACTTGAACCCAGCGACCATTATTTTCTATCTCAACATAAGTTCCTTTTGTATGTGCAATCTTTAACGATTCTTTACCAGGTGCATCATTAATATGCATTTCATGCCCGCCGCGGGTGACGGTTGCCTGATTATAGGGATATTCTGTAGAGAAAGTGGAATCTGGATGTCTAGCATTCTCGTTACGTGTTGTCATCTTGCAAGTGACCTAAGTGCTAATTCCATACTGCGCCCTTGTCTCTCTAACATAGCTTGACTTGAAGAAAATCTAGTCATTGCTTGTTGTATTTGACCGGAATTAGGTAAGATAGAAACATTTATTTTAGGAATAAAATTCCCTGTTATAACATTATATATAAGAGGTATCAATCCAATCATACTCCCTATTTGAGAAGGATTAAATCCTGCGCCAATTGAATTTTTCATACCAGAATTTCTAGCTTGTTCTTCTATTAAGTTTAAAGAAGTCTGTAATTGATTTGTAGTCAAATTTGAAGATGATATAGATTGACCAAGAGAAGATGTAGCGGCTATTCTGGATTCATATGTTGTATGTTCAGTAGCCGATGCAAAATTTGGTTGACCATTTCTCAATGTAAATGCAGGATCGCCAGAATTATCAGGATCAATCCATTTTATATAACCGGGATATGGATCTGAAGAAGCTGAATAATATTCTTGCACATATCCGATTGGTGCAACAGATACTAATGCGGCAGGTCTAAAAAAAGCTGTAGGTGTATTTGCTTTTATGGTTGCAGATGTTCTACCGAGAACATCTCTTATTGCGTTTGGAGCATTACCTGCTTTTTTAGCTGCCATCTGTATATTACCGAAAGCGTATGCCATTGATTGAGTGGCGGCAGAAAGAGAACTTATTGCTCTAGGTGCACCACAAATACCGCCTTCCATGACCGCATTTAATGCATCTTGAAAATTTGCTATGCCATTGGCTGCAGCACCAATAGCAGAAAGAACATTTCCTATGCCAATTCTATCAGCAATTTCCAAGAGAGCATCAATTAATGCATTGCTCAACATATTTATAAATCCGGCAGCCAAAGAACCTAAATCCAAGACAAGACTTACTTGTATTATATTGGCTGGAAAACACGGCAATGAAGAAAGAGAACTTGAAGGGTCTACTTGTCGAAGAGCATCTAAAATATCGATATCCGTTTCATCAATCGATCCTATTGTTGGAATCTTAGCAAATTCCATGTGATCTTCAACAACCTTAGTAATTACAACACCTGTATCTCTAGAAACACTGTCAATATCAGCAGCACCAGAATCTATCTGATCAATTGTTACTCTTTGAGGATTATCTAATGAAGCATAAGCATTATTGACTGCTTGTTGAGTAGCGGAGGGAATACTACCTGCATCGGTATTAATGGTGGGAGCTCCACCCTCTGTAGAATTTTGGCTTGCTTCCCCAGCTCTTCCTACAGAACCAAGTATCAATGGATATTGATGATCTTGATCTAGCCAGACACCATAGACACGAGATCCTACCACTAGTCCAACCGGAGCAGTTCCTATTCTTCCTCTAGCCGCAGATGTAACAGGCTGTATTATTTGGGCAAATGGAAGATCTTCATTTGGAATATTTGCAACATCATCATGCTTGCCTAAAATTCTTACTTGAACTCTTCCACTTTGATGTGGATCCATAACATTTGTTACAATACCAATCCATTGTTCAATATTGGAACCAAAATTTCTTTCCGTCATGCTATAGATTCCTCATATCTACCCTTTATCGCCTCAACTATACAATTATATCTAGGTCTATCAGTCACCAATCCAATTCTATGATGTATTCTGGTTATTATAAACTTTCCAGTTATCAGTGGGTCTTCTTCGGGAGCATCCGTGAATGCTCTTCTATTAGGAAATTCACACTCAATTGTAGAACCTGCTGTAAGTATAGTATCACCTATTACTCTTATCTTTACGGAATTTTGCATCAATAGAGATATAAAAGCTTGAAAATCTGGTGTTGATTCTGGAATTAAAGTTTCAGGTCTTTGAGATATATCAACTGGTATCATTGACTGAGGTGGTATATCAGAATTAAAATACCTGTTTCTAAACGTATTTGATACCGTAGTTCCACTACCACCATCATTAAAAACTTGATCGCTAGTAGAAACGTTATTACTTTGAAAGTCCCAAGTTGTAAAATTAAATGTGGTTATTCTTCTTGGACCGCCCAGTGTGATTCTTTCAACAGAATTAAATTGATTTGGTATCAAATATGCTAGGATATTATCATCGCCTCTTCTCAAGATGCTTGTATTGATTGCATCAGACATTATAAAATTTTTAACTGATTCTTCTTTAAATAAATTTTCTAGAGTTACATAATTGTATGTTTGTCTTCCATTTTCAAGTCTTTCAAAGAATAGATAATATGAAGACCTCTGATCAGCAGATACAGATCTTCTCTTAATCATATCTATTGCAGAAAAAGGATTTCTATTAGGAATTAATATTCTTTGTGGTGCTCTAGTTGGTTCTATGTTTATAGGTTTTCTGCTTTTTAGATAATTTTTGTGTATATCTTCGACCATTTCCGAACATAACTGATTATATGATTTTTGCACAAAATTGGTCTTTGCGTGCATGGCTTCCTCCGACACGCATTTTAGAGTATATTTCTTTCCTTTCTGTGATCCTACGTTCTCTAGTTCAGAAAGCTCATGAAGAGCAAATTCATATACTGAATTGACTCTACCCTTTACATTTATCTCAAAATAAACAGTCTCGTCTCCGGAAAGTCTTAACTGTCCAAGCTGGTCATTCATATCTAATACAACCAGATCACATACGATACCTGGCGTAAAAATACTCTCGTATATTGAACCGCTTACAAATGATGATCCAAGTTGAGTTACACCTCTTTCAGAAGATATTCTGAGATCAACAATTTCAACATCACCCAAATAGTAATTTTCTGACAACTCATTTACCTCAATAGATCTTTTAGTTGTTTAGATATCTGTGAAGAAAATCTATTTTCAAGAACAAGTATAGACTTATTTCTTTCATTTATTTCAGTTTCATACTCATAATATGTAACTGGACTCCAGTATGTAGTTTCTACAGCAGGTATATTATTTGAAACTGAGGTTGCAACCGTAAAGACAGTATTTGTATTACTTTCTCTACCGTATACATAACTAGATCCAGTGATAGTTCCTGTAGTGACCGTTCCAGCCAAATGCTGTAGAACTAATGTAGTGGTATTGGCAAATGTGACTTGTCCAGTTCCAGTCTCAGATAGACTAAATCTAACGTCAACTATCTCATCGTTTGAAAACCCAGCGCCATTTGCAACTGCATATCTGGCAATTGAATTTGTTTGAATTTTCCAATCAACCTTTTTTCTTGTATATTCCTTAGTATCACCTACAATAACATCATTAATTGGAACCGGTTCATAAAACTTTACAAGAGTAGATGGAAGTGCTTCATACGTGGATGCTGATATAGTAGGAGTAACGTCGCTATACCAGTTATTTCTATAATATTTAATTTTATTTACTGCATTAGCTATTGATCCATATTTCTTGACTATAAATTCATCAAATGTAGTATTATCAATATACCAATCATAATAAGGATCTACAACTTTATTAGAGAGATAGAGTATCCAGGACTTATATTGATCACTATAATATCTATCAGCTATATTATCCGGTCTTTCTCCCTGTTGAATATCATACGGATAATAAAAAAGAGGATTATTATATACAGAATTTAATACAACAGTTCTCTGCGTAATATTTTTTACTATTGTATTAGCATAAGATATGGTTTGAAATTTCTCAAAATACCTATCCATTATACTCCGCCCACTCTATTAAAATCTGTTTTTGTCCAAATCTCTATTTCTTGAAGAGAGATTGAAAAATCTACTGCTGTTGGAGCATCAGTTCGCCTATAAAAAGACGGACCATTCGGGGCATAATTTACAGTCATATCAGTAACAACACACGGTTTAAATTTATAAGTAAAGTCATCTCTAGGAAATAATTTTACTTCAACTATTTCTGGAAATGAAAAGAGAAAACCACCTACCATAACACCAGGAAGCATATGATATCTAAAAGTTCTTATTAAATTTCTTAAATCAACAGATTCTTGTTCATCGCGAGGAATAATTTTCCATGAAAATCTATGAGTTTTAAATGTAGGATTTTTAAATAAAACTACTTGAAATGGATTAGGGGTTGCTCCAAATAATTGTCTTGCAGCAAGAGATGCAGGTGCTAAAGCTCGTTCAGCAACACTAGTTGCCGCTCTTGTTGTACGATTTTCTGATTGTGAACCTGCTCTTAGAGCACCAGCAGCAGTGGCTGCACCAGCACCGACCAAAGCCCCAAATAAAAATTGTCCAATCCCTTGAGAAATATTACCTTCAGATGCAGAGGTCAATCCTTCAGTAGCCATACCTACAACACTACCTAATTCTTTATTTTCATATTCTACTTTAGTACTGTCATTTAATTCTCTAGGAATTGGAAGTATAATTTTTCCTTGTTCGGAAAAGAAAGGTTGTTGTGTAATTGAACGGCGTGTATATTTTTTAAATTGAAATGTTATATAATAACTTCTTGCATCTTGAAATGCTATATCATTTCTTACAGTTGTATTATTTGGAGAAATAAGATCCCTAGGAACAACAATTGGATCAGTAAGATTAGATGCTAATCTATCTCTCTGTGCTTGTGTTTCTCTATATAGTTCTGCTATTGCAGCTACAGATAAAGCGGCTTTAGCCGGTACTGGCATTTTAAATTCCTATATATAATAATTTACTTTATTTATAAAGGTATGAGATATTGAAGTATCATCAAGGATTCTTTAAACCTAAAAATCCTCAAAAATATAAAGGTGATCCAACCAATATTGCATATAGAAGTGCTTGGGAATTAAGACTCATGTTGTACTTTGATTTACAGCCAGCAATAATTTGGTGGTCATCTGAAGAAAAAGTTATACCATATAGATCACCTATAGATAATAGAATTCATCGTTACTTTCCAGACTTTATTATAAATAAGAAAGATATAAACGGAAAAATTGAAACAATTATGATAGAGGTCAAACCAAAAGCACAAACGTTAGAACCTATTAGAAAAGAAAAGACTTCTAAGAGATATCTAAATGAAGTAATGACTTATGGCGTTAATCAGGCTAAATGGGATGCAGCAGAGAACTATTGTAAAGATAGGGGTTGGAAATTTATGATATTTACGGAGAGTGAGATCTTCGGTAAATGACCAGTTATATATTTCAAAAAATAGCCAAAGCCGGACAAAAATCTGGAATCGATTCTTCAATTAGACAGAGAGATGCAAGAACTTGGTTCAGGGAAACTGCAGCATCTGTAAAAAGAGTTGATAGAGTAAAATTATTAAATGATCCAGACTCTGATAATAGGATGTCAACATTAGATAAAGAATCAATCGGAAGTATGTTCTGTTTCTTTTATGATCCAAAATTAAAGAAAAGTCTTCCGTTTTATGATACATTTCCGCTTATTTTTATGATAGGTCCTAAGGGTAATAATGGATTTTTAGGAATTAATTTGCATTACCTACCGCCAGTTCTTAGAGCAAAACTTATGAATGCTCTATATGAAACTATAAACAATAAAAAATTTGATGATACCACCAAATTGAGATTGAGTTATGAACTATTAAGCAAAGCTTCACGATTTAGATATTTTGAACCATGTCTAAAACATTATCTTTTTGAACATGTAAGATCTAAATTTTTAAAAATAGAACCAAAGTTCTGGGATGCTGCTCTTATGCTACCTATGGAAAGTTTTGCAAAAGCAGATTCAGAACATGTTTGGAATATATCTAGAAGTAAGGTACTCTAATGCCATTTAACGTAAATAATTTTATAGGAAATTTAAATAAATCTGGTGTCTTAAGAAATAATCTTTATGATATTTCAATAGAATTACCTAGTATATTTAGAACATCGGGTCAAGGCACCAGAGCCTTGACATCAAAAATAACAAACTTTGATGATATAATAAAATTTAGATCGGAAGAAGTTACATTACCGGGTATAAATCTTGATGTGACAGAAACTAGACGTTATGGTGTCGGTCCACAAATTAAAAATGCAACAAACGTAAATTTTTCAAATATATCTATAGGATTTATAGAAACCAAAAAACATGAAATCTATAAATTTTTCTACGAATGGTTGACAACTATTTTTGATTTTACTGGTGCAGGAAAAATAATATTAGATTCAGCAATTCCTAGATATAATGTTGAATATAAGAAATATTATGCAACTAATATGAGAATTAATGTATATAGTGGAGAACCTGACGTATCATCTCCTGTAAGCATTGTTGTCATAAAAGATGTATTTCCAGTAGCGATGTCGGAAAAGACTTTATCCTGGGGAGATACAAACTCTCTATATAAAGTAAATATATCTCTTGCATATACAGAATGGTTTATTGAACAATATGAAACTGTATTAACACCAAAAACAAATATACCAGAAATAAGTCCTGTTTTGATTGGATTTGCCGATCCTAATCTACCTAGACCTACTCCGTTTGGTCCTAGATAATTTTTTATATTGAATTGGAGAGTATATAATGCCACTACCAAAAGTAAAACATCCACTTTATGATTTCAAAATTCCATCTACTGGTAAAATAGAATCTTTTAGACCCTTTCTGGTAAAGGAAGAAAAGATTTTGCTTATGGCTAAAGCATCCGAGGATCCCGGAGATATTTTTAGAGCTGTAAAGCAAATAGTTGGTAACTGTTGCATGAATAATTCATTTGACGTTGATAAGATTGCAATCTTTGATCTTGAATATTTGTTCCTTCAGTTAAGAGCAGTTTCTGTAAACAACGTCGTAGAAGTTTCATACAGAGATAATGAAGATCAAAAGATATACAACTTCAATATTGATTTAAAAACAGTTGAAGTTCAATTTCCAGATAAAATTGAAAAAGTTATTAAAGTAACAGATAAGATGGGTATTCAAATGAAATACCCATCTGCATCGTTATTTGACGATAGGGACTATTTTAAAACAGGCGATCAGGCTTTCTTTGAATTAGTTCTTCGTAGTATTGATAAAATCTATGATGAAGATGAAGTCTATGAAGCGTCTGATTACTCTAAAGAAGAGATTGAACAATTTCTTGATGATTGCGGAATTGAAGTATTTACCAAGATTCAAGAGTTTATGAGTAATAATCCTAGACTATATCATAAACTAGAATACACGAATGAAAACGGTAAAGAAAGAAGAATTGAACTAACAAGTTTAACAGATTTTTTTACGTTGGGCTGAGTCACAATACATTAGAGAATTACTATCTTACAGTATTCTCATTGATTCAGCATCACAAATATTCTTTAAGCGATGTAGAAGATATGATCCCGTTTGAAAGGGATATTTACGTTCAATTGCTTCTCAATTTCTTAAAAGAGTTAGAAGAACAAAGAAAGAGAAATAACGGATGATGATTAACTTTTATAAATACTGATAAAACCAGAAAGTTTATAATAGAAATGGCAAGATTCAATGAATCATCATCCGAACAAGATCCCGTTTTACCTCCAAGAAATTCAGAAGGTAAAACGGGATCTCATTTTGAATCTGTCGATCTAGCATATAGTGAATTAGACAGAAAAGAATTAGAAAGAGCACAAGAAATACAAAAGGAACACTGGATAAAGTCCTTTTGGAGACCAGCCATGGGTTGGCTTTATATGGTGATATGCTTTGTAGACTTTGTTTTATTTCCGGTACTTGCTATGCTCATGCCAGTTCTTTTAAAAAGTCTTGGAATAGATGAGGCTAACTACGTACCTTGGAAAAGTCTTACTCTAGAAAATGGTGGATTAATACATCTTTCATTTGGTGCAATACTTGGAGTCACTGCTTGGACTCGAGGTCTAGAAAAATTAAGAGGTAATAATTTACCGTAATGGAAAAAAGAAATTTACCAAGAAAACAACAAGACCAAACTAAATCAATTAGATCAAATATTTCATCAGTTGGTTCAGATATACTTATAGAAAGATTTCCATCAATATCCAAAATAATGTCGGATGATAGAAATTCATTATCAAGTTTTACTGATAAATTAAAATCAGCTGATTTAGAGAAAAAAGAAAAAACAAATTCAAGTTTGATTGATAATTCATTGGTATCAGTTCGAGGAATTGGTGATAATTTTCTAGAACAAAATAACTTACTAGCACAGATATTAAATGCACTGAAGTCTAGAAAAGATACAGGTTCTCCTGATACACCAGGCGGTGGAAGAAGATCATCAGGAAAAATTGGGAAGGGTGCACCTAGACCTGGTGCACAAAGGCGGCTTGATCGTATAAAAGAAATCAGAAGAACTAGAAGAGCTGAAGCTGCCGGTAAAAGAGCAGCGGAAGTATATAAGAGAATAAGAAGAGGTTCAATAGGTGCACAGAGAGCAGTTTCAAAAGCTGTATCTGGGACGAGAGCAAAAATTGCAGCAGGTATATTAGGAACAAATTTAACTACAAGACCACCAGTTACACCACCAGCACCAGAGGCTATAAGACCACCAGTTACACCACCAGCACCAGAGGCTATAAGACCACCAGTTACACCACCAGCACCAGAGGTCACAAGACCACCAGTTACACCAGAGACTGTAAGACCACCAGTTACACCACCAGCACCAGAGGCTATAAGACCACCAGCACCAGAGGTCACAAGACCACCAGTTACACCAGAGGCTATAAGACCACCAGCACCAGAGGTCACAAGACCATCAGCACCAGAGGCTGTAAGACCACCAGTTACACCACCAGCACCAGAGGCTATAAGACCACCAGCACCAGAGGTCACAAGACCACTAGCACCAGAGGTCACAAGACCACCAGTTACACCAGAGGCTGTAAGACCATCAGCACCAGAGGTCACAAGACCACCAGTTACACCAGAGGCTGTAAGACCATCAGCACCAGAGGCTATAAGACAACCTTCTGTAACCTCAAGAATAAGACCGACTACTGGTGTGATTAGTGCTGGTGCCATTGGTGCTGGTGCAGGGGCAGGGGCAGGGGCTGCTACAGGTCAATCTATGGGACAAGCAGCTGCAGCTGGTGCTCAAGCGGCGACAGCCACAGTAGTGATAAGTCAAGCAGCAGAACAGACTATAAGAGAAACAATAAAGAAATCATTGGGTAGAGAAATAGCTAAAAAAATTCCATTTGCTGGAATTCTAGCAGGTATATGGTTTGGTGTAAGTAGAGCTCAAGCAGGTGATTGGATAGGAGCTGGACTTGAACTTACTTCTGGTGTGGCAGGAGCACTTGGTGGCGTAACGTTTGGTCTTGGCACAGCAGCATCTGTAGCCATTGATGTTGGGCTCTTGACCAGAGATGTTTATGAAGCAGTATACGGCATTAAAATAGAAGAGGAAAAAGATCCCAATTTAGTACAAGAAAGAATGAGTGCACTAGGTTCAGCAATAACCAAAGCTCTCAATGAGTTAATAATTGATGCACCTAATCCAATAAGACCTGAAATAACAAATGAAACTAGAGAACAATTACTTCAAATATATCAGGCAGCTCAACAGGATGAAAGTTTGTATAATGCCATAGGTGCTGATGTAATGGCAGGTATTGCACCTCTTCTTAGGATTGATATTTCAGGTAACAGCCCCATGCAAAAAAGAGCTAAAGAGGGCATGGGGAGATTACTTTCAAGACTTGAACCACTAATAAATTCAAGAAAAGAAACTACCTCTAGAATATTGCAGTCAGTAACACCTGAGGTGCCTGAGTCACCTGCAGCACCAGTTACACCAGTAACACCTACAGCACCAGTAACACCTACAGCACCAGTTACATCAGTTACACCAGTAACACCTGCAGTACCTGCAGCACCAGTTACATCAGTTACACCAGTAACACCTGCAGTACCTGCAGCACCAGTTATACTAGTAAGTATGGAATCAGCTACTAGATCAACAACACAGATAAATGATTCTTCTGGTTCATATGATGAAGATGACGATTATAAAGGAATTGAAGGTATAAATCTTCCATATCCAGAAAATCTTATCGATATGATTGCCAAAACTGAATTTGATGAAATACAAATAGAAGCTGAAACCATCATATTTGATGGCGAAATTATTTCGGATGTAATTTCTAGAATATCAGCTCCTAGACCAACTAGTACTACGGAAAGAGAAGTAAATACAGGTGGTGGCGCTGGATTGATTACTCCAACTTCTATGACTTCATCTATGACTACCCAAATCTCTAGTGGTGGTAATGTCATAGGATCTATTTCTAGCCCTAGTATTCCTAATGTTGGAGGAAGCGGTGGTGATCAACATTCCCATGCAACCGGTACATCAATATCACCATCTAATAGCACAGGATTATCTACATCCCCCACAGCGGTGATACCACAATCACAACCTAGTAATGGTTCTACACCTAGTACTCCTGTTACACCACAAGCGCCTGGACAACAACAAATGCCCGGTCAAGGCGGTGGTGATTTTATGTCAGAAGTAAATAGAGTGTCTTCTAGATTTGGAATAAATCCTGCTAATCTTTTAGCCGTAATGAGATCTGAATCGAGTCTAAATCCTCAGGCTGTCAACAGATCAACAGGGGCTTCTGGTCTAATACAGTTTATGCCAAATACAGCAAGATCTCTTGGTACTACAGTAGAAGCCATAAGACAAATGTCTGCTGTTCAACAAATGCCCTACGTTGAAAAATATTTTCAGAGTGTTAGAGTTCAACCTGGATCTAGTGCAGGACGATTATATGCTTACGTATTCCTACCTGGAAGAGCTAATAGAGATGTTCTAACACAGAGAGGTGAGTCTTATTATGAGTATAATAAGGGACTCGACGTAAACAATGACGGTACAATAACAATAGCAGATCTCGATGCAAGACTAGCTAGATATGGTGCTCAAGGTGGTGCTGTAGCTACTCCACAACAAGGAAGTCCACAAACAGGAGCTCAATTGAGTGGAGCTGGTACTGGTATGGCGGCTGCAGATCAAGCACAAATGAGAAATATGGGTCAGGTAACATCTGCTGGAGGAAATGTTGGCCCTGGAGCAAATCAGCAAATCAATCAATCTCAGCAAATAAGACAAGTATCTAGAGAAGTACCACTACTCATAAGATTACAAAGACAGGCAGCATAACATGTCAGAAACAACAAGCGACAGAAAAGGTTGGCGTTCAATTGCAGGAATTGAAAGAAAACCTTTACCAACTGAAAGAAGAGCTTCTGAAGTACTAAAATCAACACCGCAAAGACAAAGGAAAAAAGTAGCTCCAGAAGAAAGAAAAAAAGCTAGTGAAGTTCTAGATCCTCAACAGGATCTCAGATCTTCAATTGATCAGAAACAAGCAAGAGAAACTCTTCGATCTGCAGTCCCATTAATATCAAAAATAATAAGTGGTTCTGAATCAGAAAGAAGAAGAAATAGATCTGAAAAGATTGAGCAATCTATAAGAATAGCAAAACAGATAGATGTAAATCAATCTATCGGTATGCAACTTCAGATGATTACCGACGAACAGTCAAGATCATTAGAACTCCTCAAAAAAATTCTAGAAGAAATAAAGAAAGAAAATCAACCTGGTTCTAGAAGAGATAGAAGAAATAATAATCAACAATCTGGTAATCGTAGATCTAGATTAGGTGGATTTACACCAATGGGATTGTTGACTGGCGGATTGATATCTGCAGCAGGAACTTTTGCATTGGGTGGTGCAATTAGCGCTCTATCGTCTATAGGTAGTGAAGATTCTGAAGTAGATTCTTCAGAACAGAATCAAGAAACTCAACAACAAGAACAACAAGAACAAGAAGCGCAACAACAAAGAGTACAGGAAGCCATAGAATCCGGTGCTGGTGGATCACAAGTACAAGCACAACGAGAACAAGGTAATCTCAATGATCAATTAAGAGATGCTGTAAGACAAGGTACATTATCAAGAGAACAGGCTAACGATATTTCCAGGCGTGCACTTGCCGGTGAAATAACACAGGAACAAGCAAGAGAAGAATTAAGAAATAGAGCCGGTCAAAGCTCTGAATCAGTGCAGTCTTCGACAACTTCAAGAAGACCTAGAAATCAAAGGAGTTCTTTTACTATCGGAGGATTGAATGTACAATACTCAGTTCAAAACGGCAAATATACAATAGGACAAAATGAAGTAAATGAAGCCACATACAATGAGTTTAAAGCATTAGTCAATCAACGAATTGATCCGCTAGATGAAGAAAATTACCAGAAAAGAATCGATTCAATAACCAATCTGCTTAATGATATACAGTCAGGCAGAAGAGGGCCGGGTTCAGCAAGACAAGAAACTTCTTCATCACAGGCGACTCCGTCAAGAGAACTCAGAATGAACGAGTCAATCAATTTTGGTCTTTTTAGAGAAAAAGATCCGGAAGGGTTTGCTGAATATCAAACGTTTGTAAGAGACAGAACAAGAGAAATAATCGATCAAAAAAGAGAATCTCCAGACATACGTAATAATCCTGCGATGTTTGCGGTGATTGAAGCGCAAGCTCGGGACTTAGCTCAACAAGAGGCTCTTTCTCGTTTTAGAGAAAGAATAAATGCTAGTGGTGCTTCTAGCCGAACAGTTGCTATAGACGGTGCATCCGTCACTCCAACTCAACGGGATGGAGACAATCAATCAACATCAACAGCAGTGCAGTCTGGTATAAGAATAAGAACAGGTAGAAGCTTCAATTTAGAAAACGAGGCATCTACAACACCTGCAGTACCTGTTACGCCTGCAGTACCTGCAGCATCAGTAACACCTGCAGTACCTGCAGCATCAGTAACACCTGCAGCATCAGTAACACCAGTAGCAAATGCAGTACCTGTTACGCCTGCAGTACCTGCAGTACCTGCAGCATCAGTTACACCTGCAGCATCAGTTACACCTGCAGTACCTGCAGCATCAGTTACACCTGCAGTACCAGTTACACCTGCAGTACCTGCAGCATCAGTAACACCAGTAACACCAGTTATACCTGCAGCACCAGTTATACCTGCAGCACCAGTTACACCAGTAACACCAGTTATACCAGTAACATCATCTAGTCAAACAAATATTTCGGAAGAAAATACTACTGCATTTGGTAATCTTCTTCAAGCCTTTCAGGCATTGCAATCAAGCGAAAACAGTATTAGAAACATACAAGAAGAAAGAAGCAATGAAGCAAGAAGAGTGGCTACAGAAAACCTTAGAAAAGAACTTTTGGATCTTCTTGAAAATAATTTAAAAACTGCAAACGAAAACAATCTTATTAATAACATTTTTACTGATAAGTTTAATAAGACTTTAGAATTGGCAGATAGAGGAAACTTTGAGGAAGCGTTTGCAATTGCTAATAATATGCTTCCCCAAAGCATAAGACAACAGGGACAATTGCCTTTACCACCTCCTGTTATTCCACCACCCCCATCAAGAGGATCACAACCACAGAGAAGACAAAATAATGATCTTATCAATAGAACAAGTAACGGAAGTCAAGCTTCACTAGTTCGAACATCCGGAGCATTCACTACAGAGTCAGTATCCCCAAAACAACAAGATGCTTCTGCTGGTGGTTATGACGATGAAGATTCTACAGCTGCAGCAGATGGATACGATGAAGAGTCACCTGATGCTATTATAAATGATACAATCACTAGACAACAAATTGTTTCAAATGAATATGAAAGAAATCCTGAAATATTTTCCGATCGATCACTTATGCTTAGAGCACGAAAGGTAACATTTAAAGGGGATGAAATAGAATTTAAAGGATCCGACGCTCAACAAGTCGGAGGGAACATGCTACAGACACCGACCAGTTTTGCTGGTATTGGTGAAGGATCTGTAAGTGGTGGCGCAGCATTCACCAGTGGATCTAGTATATCAGGTGGAGCTACAGGAGGAGGTGCTGAACCATCACCTATCGGTGGAGGTAGTGCCGCAACTCAAGTTGGCGGTGCCGAACTTTCCGGGTTAAGTTTTGCATCTGGTGTAGACCAAAGAATAAATTCTGATATAGCCGATAAGGTCAAAAAAGTTCAAAGCATGTTTGGTGGTTCCTTAACCATTACAAGTGGTTATAGAGATCCAGAAAGAAATGCAAGAGCTGGAGGTGCTAGAAATTCTGCTCATACTAGAGCAAACGCAGTCGACATACAATTTAGAGGGAACGAACAGGACACCATAAAACTCATACAAGCTGCATCAGCAGCTGGAGTAGGAGGAATAGGTGTCTATAGACCTGGCTGGGTGCATTTAGATACTGAATCCAAAAGAGTATGGGGACCAGATTTCAGTGCAAGAACAATACCTCAATGGGCAGCACCAGCACTTCAGGCTCATATGACAGGTCAAGCACTAGCCGCAGGATCAACCCAACAGCAAAGTGGTTCAGGTGCGGCAGAAGGTTCAGCCGGAACTTCTGCTGGAAGTATTGGTGGAAGTTCTGGCGGAGGTGCTACAGCTACTCGAGTTGAATCTCAATCTGATTCAGGTACTGGAGGTGGTGGTATGGGTGGAGGAGTCCCTGCAGGTCCTTCCGCTACGATGGCTCCATCAACTCCAATGAGCGGAGCTGTAGTATCACAAGCATCAGCAGGCAATGAAATAGCTAGTAGAACACCAGCAGCACCTACTGGTCAAACTTCAGGTGGTGGTGATATGGGAGGCGGCATGCCGTTGCCGCCCACTGGTACTACCCCAGCATCACCAAACGATCCAAATGATCCTGGTCCAGTAGAACCACCCGACGCAGCAGAGAGATATGCCAGACTATTTAATATGGCAGCATAAAAAAAAGGAGGGGATTTTCCCCTCCTTCCTAAATCATTAACTTGCAAGTTTCTTGAAGAATTCAAGATCCTCATCATCATCGTCAGATGATGTCTGTCTTGGAGCAGAACTTTGTTGAGGTTTTGGATCCTGCCATGGAGCTTCATCTTCTGCAAGATTAGGCTTTCGAGCCGCAGCAGCTTGTCGAGCCGCAGCAGGTGATGATACAGAACCGGTATCATCAAGACCAAGTACTCGATTAAGCTTAGACTTTAGTTCCTCATATGTCTTGAAGTTATCAGGTGATAGGAATGGTTGTAGAAGGTGTTCTGACTTCCAGACCGCCTCTAGCTTCTTATCATCATCAAATAGAGGACCTGGTTCCGAAAACTCAGATTTATCGTAGTTACGATAACCCTCAACTGTGCGAATCTTAAGTTTGAAATTTGCTCCTTCCCATAGATCAAATGGATTCATAGGCTTTTCATCGGCAAACTGAGGATTCATAGCCTCATTAAGCTTATCAAAGATCTTCTTTCCGAACTTAAAAAGAAAGACCTTTCCGTTGTTTTCCGGATTAGCTTGATCTTGAATTACATAGACATTGCAGATATAGTTTAGCTTTCGCTTTTGGGCACGAGCCTGTTTACGTGCTGGAGATTCATCATCGCTCGTTGAATTCCAAAGCTTGGAATTAAGTTCACCTACTGGATCAGGCTTACCAATGGTTGTTAGAGAGTTTTCAATATACCAAATTCCAGTAGGACCCTTGAAGCCATGTTCAAACATCCGAATAAACGGAAGTTCTTCCTCACCTGGTGCTGGAAGGAATCGAATGACTGCATAGCCATTTCCAGCCTTATCTACATTAGGATACCAGAATCGATTATCACCAGACTTACCTTCTGTCTGGTTTAGCTTTGACAGTTCCTGGGTTAGTTTCTCTAGAGAGTTCTTGCCAGAATTTGCACGTAGTTTTGAAAAGTCCATGTCGTATATTCTCCGTATGTTTGTATGTTTGTGTATATCAGTATATGTAATGTATAGTAAGATCCGACTTCCGTTATCTCAGCATTGCGCTGAACCAGTATAATGGCGGGGAGCACTATTTCAGCCGGTCTGTTGCCCCATGTTTATTTATACAACTAATTTCCATAAAAGTCAATCAATAGTTCCTTGGCTTTTTTCTTATCGTATTTAATAAATGGAGTATATTTTCTTATATAAAGTGCAATTTCATCCCAAAGAGGATCATTAGCTAATTTTTTAGTCCAATATGTATAGCATGAAGTGATATCTACTAAAATACAAAAACTTTCAATTGATATCATATCAGATAGATATAGCTTTAGTAGATTTGGATGTTCATTATCTGGAACTATAAAATTTGAATTAAAGTCGGTATCAAGGTGTTTAAGATCTAGTTTTAAATTATATAAAATGGATTGAGATCTCTTTAACCAATCTAGATATATCTGTTGGGATTCTTCAGAATATGCTAAATCTCTTACCCATACTTTGGATGATCTAGAAAAATTAGAGATCATCAATCCCTTAGGATCAGGATGTTTGGAAAGTTTTTCAAAGAAAAGTTTGTCCTTTCTTTTCTCGAAAGATTGAAGACTTCCACTTCCCTTTCCGTTATATTTAAAGTAATCGTATCCAGAAGTAGTAAAATGATTTTTTAAAGCTAGATATTCTTTATAAGTCTCAAATGGAGTCATACAGGAAGTCTAGAAATTTTCTTTAAATAATTTAGAGATTCAGCTTCTACTTGAATATCATGCATTAGATTGGCATCTTGCTTTATGAGATTGGCAGCTAATTCAACCTCAATATTATTTGTATCACACCAATGAATTACAGCATCAATATATTCCATTTCTTTTTCACTACAAATCTGCCTAACTTGTGCAGAAAAATCCATAACCTTATCGAGTAGCATATGATCAAAAATCCCTAAAAATAAATTAATGCTGTATTAATCTGTATCGTCACTAAAACATAGCAACACAAATATTAAAAACAGGATAAACAGAATACAAATAGATACCATTCATCTGATATCTATTTCAATGGCGAAAGATTGGAAAGAAACTTTTCCATGGTTTTAGACCAACACCATTTCATGGAGTTTGTAACAACATCATTTCTATCTAATGTCAAACATTTAGATATTGCAGCTGTTAAACACTCGTTCATATAGCCTGTTTTTCCTTCATCTATAACATCTAGAGGTCCTCTAACAGAATAAGCAGCCACCGGTGTCCCGGTAGACATGCTTTCTATCATTACAATACCGAAAGTATCGCTCTTGCTGGTAAAAACCAAAACATCAGATTCGCCATATGCTTTTGATAGTTCTTTACCAAATAGAGCACCATCAAAACGTACGTGTGGATATTTTAATTTGAGAAATGATAATTGGGGACCGTCCCCAATCATGCGCAAATTATATCGACTAGAATCTAACCTGCAGAAATCTTCTAAGTTTTTCTCGATGCTTATTCTTCCTACGCTCAAAATGGTGGGTTTAGAAGATAAGCTTCCTGGACCGGGTGTAAAAATATCTCTATCAACACCTCTTGTCCAGATAACAGTATTTTTTATTCCTATTGATTGCACCTCTGCTTCCATTCCTGCAGAGGTAACTAAAACTGCTTTACTTTTTGAATGAAACCATGATATTGCGTTGTTTAATCCCCAGGGTTTGAATCCTATAGCACTTTTAGCAAATTCATCCCATCTTGTATGGTAAGAAGTAGTGTAATTCCACTTCTTTTTATCAAATAACATTTTTGCAAAAAAACCTAAAATGCCTTCGGTAGCAATATGAATGTGTGTAGGATTATAATCTCTAACTAAAGATTCTAGCTTCCAAATGTTTAGGGGAATTGACAAGTCAGGATAAAGGTATCCTGTGACTGAATTAAAGTAGGATGGGTCAATTACATGAACATTTACGTTATTTGATTTCAAATGTTTGATTAGATTGTTATACGTTGTTACCACCCCATTAATCTGATCTGGTGTATTATCATTAATAATCAATAACCTCATAATATTGTAGAACTCCATTTAGTCTTCATTTGATTGCTTACCGGATCAAATAAAAGAACCTCAAAAGTTCCATCATGATTTTCAACAATGGCACTTACAGTTTCGCACCAATCGCCTGTATTCATATAGATAAATTTATCTAACTGCTTCATTGCTGGCGTATGAATATGTCCGCAGATAACTCCATCATACTTTTCAGATTTTGCGTGTGCGATTAAAGCATCTTCAAATTTTGTAATGAATGCCACAGCTTGTTTTGTATTTATTTTGATATAGGTGCTGAAACTCCAGTCGTTTCTACCTAAAAATTTTCTGATTTTATCAATAGCAAAATTGATGAAAATAATTCCTGAATACGCCTTATCACCTAAAATGCTTAGCCATTTATGATATCTAATCACGTTATCGAACAGATCACCATGGGTGACTAGAATTTTTCTACTGGAAACAGTTTGATGTTCAAACTGATTTGCTATTTCTATGTTACCAAATGAAAATGTAGCATCATGAAACCAGTTTCTCAAAGTTTCATCGTGATTACCTATAACGTATTTTACATTAGTGTCTCTCTTACTAGCAGTCAAGATTCTACGTATGACATTGCTGTGACTCTGTGGCCAGAATATGCTGCGTTCTAGCTTCCAAAAATCTACAATATCCCCAACCAAATATAATGTATCACATGTATTATTCTTCAAAAAGTCGCACAGAACTTCTGTTTGACTAATCCTACTGCCAAGATGAACATCACTAATAAACACACTGCGATATTTTTTATTTGGTTGTATCATTCTTCAATCCCAGAGATTAGTGTAATACTTGGCGAATAGACGCCGACCATTGTCCATACGATCTAGAGCAGCCTTCTTACCGACCTCGTCCACCTTGAACGTATCATTTGGTCCCTTGACAAGTTTTGAATATTCAGTGCCTTCAACCTTCACGAACTTCAGATCTACATTACCAGAGTAGAACTTTTTATCCCAATCGGTATCAGCATGCTGTTCAAAAGCCCAGATCATTTCATCGAGAACCCATTCCCAACGCTTATGGTGGTTCTCGTCGGTATCGTATTCGTTCTTCTTTGGTGGTGCTGCAGTAGAACGTAGATGTTCGGGGACATCCTCATCATCGATATAAGGAGATCCGTGCTTATTCTCTTTGAGCTTTTTTAGTAGAGGATGAATAATCAGAGCAAGGGTATGATCCGCATTCCATGCATCATAGTTATCGATGTGGATATTAACCTTACGCTTTTTCTTGGAATCAACCCAAGTCATAAAGCGATAGAGCCAGCTAGGCTTTTCCTTATAATCTCCTGCTAGCCAGTCTCCAAACTTATGGATATAGTCGTGATCGTTGTGTTTGTCCTTCCAGAAGAGAACCTTCTCGGCAAGCTGGTATGGACCAAACCAGTTTTTATAAGGACCGATGTATACCTTCATTACTCAACCTTTAATTCACAATGGACTCTCACATCCTGAGCTCCAAGAGTCCTGGCGATTACCTCAACCACCTGAAGTTCAGAGACACACTGTTGAAGCGTGGGTGTTGAAAGTCTTACAGTTCGTGGTTCTCCTGCCAGAGTAAACACTGCGACTAAAGTCATAACAAGATTCATTTATGTGATTCCTTATATTGGTGGACCCGGAGGGACTCGAACCCCCAGCCAAACCGTTATGAGCGGTCCGCTCGACCATTGAGCTACAGGTCCTTTTTTAGTAGGTCATAAGTCTCTTCAAAGTCAACTAAAAGCAAAGTGCACGAGTATATAACAGCAAACAGTGAAATAAAATTGCTTTGGTTAGGAAAAAAGTAATACATCAATGGAACTACTAAAATGAGAGTATATACCTTTGACCGGATATAGCCAATAAATCCCTCAAATGAGCTCGATTTAATTACTGCATTAGCAGTGCCGATTAATGCCATCTGCTGTGCCAGAACTCCAACACCACCACCGATTAGGGCAAACATGATATATTCTAGCAAGATGCTTTCCTTAAGATATGGCGATCCCTAGTGGACTCGAACCACTAACCTACAGATTAGAAGTCTGTTGCTCTTTCCAGTTGAGCTAAGGGACCGTATAATGTTTATATATCACTAAAACTGCGATGGGTCAACCCAAAATGTACTGAAAGATACGCCTTTATTTGTTTTAGGCCTCTTTACAGTAGCATAGAATTCCCAACCACCTGAGTAACTAGATACTGGTGTAATAAAACACTTTTCTTTTGTTCCCCACGGTGTCTGCACGACACTTAAGAATGCATTGGGCACATCAAGTCGTCGCCCCTTTCCATCATCGGATGGAATAAAATCAGCAAACCGAACACGATGGTTCTTAACCTGGTACCAATCATAGTGTTTATACAGTGGATCATTCTTATCACTGTATAGAATCTTAAGATGTACTGTCATTCTGTCCTCAGATATACTGTATTTTCATTTGACCTGAATTGTGGGTTACACGGCTTCAGTTGCTTGAGTAGATCAGTGATTGCCCTCTTCTTTCCAGATAAAATCACCGCTAAACTTTCTGCCGTCTTTCTACCAATCCTAAATCCCTTGGAGAGATCTTCACTTGCTCCCACTAGAGTAGAACCCTTTACATCCAATCCATTAGAATCCACAGCTGCAATATAGTGTAGAGTCTTATATTTAGAGTTAAATGCCCAGACAGACCTTGTTCCGATAATCTTTTCTGGATTTACCGAAGCTAGCTTGTAATCCTTACACTCGCTTTGATACTTGAAGCTCTTGAATTTCTTTTCTATAGAGACAAGTTTCTTCTTTCGAGGTGCCCGCTGCTTTTTAGATACATCAAGGTACCGCTCGCAGTCAGAAATAAGCTTGGAGTAAAAGAGTGCTCGCTGCTTCAGTTGTGCTTTGGTTAGATTACTATAACCTTCCAAGAGCTGTGGATCTACATTCTTGGTTACCATTGACGTTGCTTCATCTGCCACCGGCTTGAAGAACTCCAATGCTCGCCGAGCAATAACAGCAGAGACTTGTCGCTTGATAAGCCATTCGTATACATCAATGGTCCAACCCTGGGCATCGATAAGCTCTTCTAGTTCACCCAGAGTGTCTGACACTCGATCAAGCTGTGTAGAGAACTTTTCCTTTTCAGGAGCTTGAGGTTGGTCTTTCTTCTCAACTCGCCCTAGCATTTCCCTAAGCTTAGAATTAAACTTAGCTTCACCATCAGGTATAATACCACCACGAGTCAGGATTCTAGCAATCCATCCAGCCTGTAGATTAATCCAATGAGCCGGAACATGATTTAGACCCTTAGCCTCTTCTAGCCTTCCTAGTGCCTTAAGTCGAGCCTCTGCATAACTACGGGCATCATCAATGGTACACATATAGTTGTACCAGTTGTAGACTCTAAGTAGGTCTAGACCATATAGAATCTTACCTGATACATTGGGTTCATCACCCATGAACTTGGTATCGGCTAGGTTCTGTGCGACCTTAGAGGCTTTGACTTTCTTTGCCCTGAGGACTTTAGCACCCTCAGCAGCAATTGCCTTAATTCCAGATCGCGCCATACCTATTAATTCCCTATCAGGTCATAGACCATTATACATATCTTTATCGGAAAGTCAATTACTTATGTAGTGGAGTCACGTTATCGGCTAAATTTGTAAAGTCAAAATTTTCAGCTAGGTACATGGGATTTACACCTACCTGGTCCCTTGTTCCATCTACAAGGTCTAGTCGCCGACCATCAAGAACAAATCCAAGTTGAGTCAGAAACAGTTCCATCTTTTCTAGAATAGGATCTAGGCTGTCATCTGAGGTAAAGGAATGATGAAAATTCTCAGACTTATTCACCCCTGTGTTCCGAGTGAACATGAGGGTGATCTGTAGCTCTGGCTTGTTGATCATTGTATGATATCTCCTTAAACGGCTTCCGCCATTTCAATGGCAGTTTCAAGAGCACGAACCTTAAGCCCGCGATTAGAACCATACCAAGCAGACTGCAGTCGAGTGTCCTGAGAACGACCGGTCAGATGGTCTGTCAGATAGGTAACCGAGTTAAACAGCTGCCAGAATGAACCGCGGGCAAACTCTGCACCGGGTTGAGTCTCCACAACATCCAGAGCAGTTTTGGCAGACTTTGACATCTCGCGCGTAGAGTTCTCTCCACCAGATACCGGGAATACGGTCTTGAAGTAATCGACCATAGACTCTGCAGTATAGCGCTTAGAGCCCAGGAATGCAGCCATTTCCTTATACTTCGAGAGCTTTTCCTGAGCAATACCAAGCATCAGCTTGACATTATCACCGTTAAACTCTCGGCGATGGCTGATCTTAACCATACGCTCGACCTTGGTATTCAGAGACAGGGTAAGAGTGTTATTACACACGACACGGATTGGAGTGAACCGAACGTCGGTCGAGCAACCATACTTATGAAAGTTGGTGAAGTGCAGATAGGAATCGACTTGATCACCACCAAACAGATCGAACGAATCCTTTACCTTTGCCAGAGCCCACACGATCTGCCCACCCGCTAGACTACCAGCGGTGTGCATCTCCATATCACCCTCAGCAATGAAGTCGTTAAAGAACTCAAACGCCTCTTGATTCTGCACTGGGTTCCAATCGTCCGAAACAGTATCAAGAACCTTATTATCGCTTGAACGAACCAGAGCAGACCAACCGATATTTACC